TGTAACGCCAGCCGTTTGCATTCAAATCATCTACACCTGCACGCAAATACCTCAAATAGTACATTTTTATCTACTGTCGGAAAATGTAAATAACACCTTTTTATGCTCAAAAAATTACGCTTCCGCAATTCCGAATCTTTTCCACGTTCCGGGTGATCCTGCTGTTATACACAACGATCCAGTATAACCGCCAGCTAAAGCGCCGCCACTAAATAAAATCCTGTCTCCTGCTTGCCATGTTCCGCTTGTTGGCGTTGTATCTGCTGATAAAAAACTTCTATTTGCTGTGAAAATTCCAATATAATTTTGGCTTACTTGGTCATATACTTTTTGAATTGGGATAATCCTTTGGCCAGAATATGCGGTTCCAGCGCTACCTTTATAAATGTTGTTGACAAAAACAGATGCTGTGTCGTAGTCACCGTCAGCTGCTAAAACATAAGCAATGCCACCTGTCACTACCTCTCTGACAGTACAATTCAACACTGAGATGTTAGTTCCAGCGGTTCCCACCACAATGCCTCTATTTTGAATATCTTCACTATAACTACCAGAAAAACAGTTTTGCACGGTGACATCAACTCCACCATCAACAATGATCCCGCACTTTGTCGTCCATGATGACCATATACCGTTCCTTTGTGCTTGTACTCCATCAATAATTATTGACCTGCTATTTGCATTGTTTCTGATCGCAATTCCATCGCGTTGTGAGTAATAATAATTGCCTTTTTCTATTTTGATATTTGATGAGCTTTGATCTATATATAAACCATAATTATGATTGAAACAGTTAGCATCCTTAACATACACCCCGTTTACAAATTCTAAACGTATGCCATCCTCATTAGTATTTGCGCCAATACCTGCCGTGGTGAATTGTTCTAAAGTAATATCACCTTGCATAATGGTGTCGAATATAGGCGAATAACCACCACCAACTGCACCAGCAATATTGTCTGCATAAGTATCAATATATGCGCCAAACTGTCTGGAATTAGTACCTTGTACGTTTTTGATACCGTTACCACGACAAGCAAAATACCTAACAGCACTTTGTGCAAATTCAAAACCTAAATCACCGCCAACATGGTTATAAATTGCATATGTTGTACCTGCTGTTTTGATGTTTTCAGCCTTGATTCCATAACAAGCGCTTAAACGTATCGCCCTGGTTCCTATATCAGGCGACGCAGATGGAAACGACAAATCTCCTGTCGTTAGGTTTCTAATTATGATGTTATTCGGATGCGTTGTATAACATAATCCGGCATCGTAATCCGTTCGAGTCTGAGGGATGTTGGATGACGACACAGTACCGACGTTGCCCCAGTCAAAATGAATACCGCTGCAAGAGCTTGAGTCTGGTATGTATATGTTTTCAAGAATACCATTGTGAATACCACCCATGCCTTGCAGAGCAGGACAGTTAGGGCGAGTTGTATGAAAGGTTATATTTTTAATAAACCAGTTATTTGCATATTGGTAATACCCTGGGTTTCCAGGTGTATAACCTTGGTTATTAGCCTCTCCTAATGATATAGCAGCATGCCAAAAATACTGGCTAGATGGAGAGCCTGTTGATATTGCGTAGATTGAACCGTTTTCTATTCCAGAATTTGTTCCTATTCTTACACCAGGTACATTACCACTTCCCAGCGTCATATTCCAGCAAGCACCGCACATATCAACTTTGACATTATTTTTAATCGCCGGGGCAGGACTCATTGCATAAGTTTTCCCATTTTCACAAAACAACTTTCCGCCACCTATAGACTCCAAATAATCAATAGCAGTCTGAATAGCCGAGTAATCGTTAGTTACGCCATCACCAACGGCACCAAAATCTTTTATTGACACAAACTGCGCTAATTTAACTTCAACATTTGTGGGTGAAGAATTAGGAAATGGCGGGTCGTATGAAATACCTTGAGAGTCAGGATTAATACCTGATGCGTCATTGAATGTATATATTAGTATCCCTTTTTTATCCTGAACCAAAATACTAAAGTTAGGCGAATCAACATACACCTGAGCTGGCGTTCCAGCATTCGATATATAACCATTTAACGTGCGCAACGGTTGCGCTGCCGGTATCGTTAGATCACGGTCAAAATAGACTTGAAGCGGGTTTGTTTGTGACGGTAGATAAGGCTGCCCTATCCATACATAGCCAGCATCTAAAGGCTGGCCGTCACGGTCTTGGAATACTGGGAAAGGTACTTGTACGGATAAGGGCATTATTGTTGCTCCTGAGTAGATGTTGCTGTTAAACCTGATCTAATCCAGATCATTTGATCTTCTAACTTAATTGGCAAATTTGCAGCGCGCGCAAAGTTTTTGAATTGTTGAGATAGCACCAACTTGCGTAATTGTTGCTCACTAACTTTCGTTCCTTTAGTGGCGGCCTCTACTGCCAACTTTTGAAACTCTGGGCTTTTGAACAAATCAGATGCTTTTTGTACGGTTGCTGCGCCGCTATTAGTCATCCATTTCACAATGTCTGGCGCAATAAATCCACCGCCCGGCACTGTGCTTGCCACTCCAGTTGCGATACGTTGCGCCATTGCGCTTTCCATTACCTTGCCAGTGATTCCATTAACTGCATTTTCAGCAAGTATCTGGTTTGCTTTCCCGGTCTGTGGTATCCGAGCGCTGGCATCCGCTACACGTTTTGATAGCTCATAAAGTGCTTGAGATGTTTTTTCCCAATCCTTGCCCATTATTTTTGCAAACTGAGCATAAACTGGCGGATTGGCTCTCAATCCTCGATAAACCTTAACATATTCTGTCGGGCTGAAAGCCACTTCAGCACCAGCACGACCAGCCGCTCGGCCTTGAGTAACTGCGGCTAGTCCGGTAGCCAAAGTCTGGCGTTTGAGCTCATCAGGAACAGTATTCATCACTTTCATTAACTTATTAAACTGTGCAGAACTCCCGCCCTTACCTGCCGCGCCGCTAATAGATGAAACAATCAAATTACCGACGCTTCCGTCAATCTCTTTTCCAAATGCACCAATAATTCGATTTTCAAGCCCTTTTTGTTTTGCTGTGAGTAAGTTTGCTGCCTTGAGTTGTTTCGCTAAATCATCGCCGCCAATCACTGCAACATTGTCTAACTGGTCTTTAGCTAATGCCCCATATAATCTTTTGAGCGTAGCCGACGTCATGTCGCCATATTCAGACTGTAACCCGCCTATGGCCTTACCAATAGAGTCTTTTTCGCGCAACAAACGACCATAAGTGATATTGCCTTCATCTAGTATTTTGAAAAGATTTTTTTCTTGCGGTTTTAATCCGTTTTCCCCTACCTCGGATATTATTTCATCCAGAGACTGGCGCAAATTTGAAAGTTCAACAGTTGAGCTTTTTTGCATGGAATTATCAACCGCATCATATAATTGACGCGCTTCTTTGTTTAAGTCTGATCTTGTTGTTTTTAATGTATTAAGTATGTTTTCAGATACCGCACCTGTAGCTGGCCTTCCTTCAATAAAAGCCGCGTCGAATTGCTGTGATATTTCGTCGCCACGCGACATAAAGTTGCGCAGCGTTTTTTCCCATGCCGCCTCTGCTTCACCTCCAACCAGCGCCCTAGTTAAACCAACAGCGCTCCTAACTTGCGGATTATCTGCAAATACATCAATTGGCAAATCTATCCCTAACTGATCTGCCATTTGTTTTGCTTGCGGATTTATCTGTGATAATTCAGCAAGTTTTTCGCGCGCCGCCGTTGAGCCCGGCATGATTCCTGATGCTTTTTTTGCCAAACCCAGCACATCAACAGCACCGCGCATGTCTGTTTCTGGAATTGCGGCAACAGTCTCTGGAATTGCAGCACTAGGAACGGTTTTCGGTGCAACCGCAACAGGAGCAGTTTGGGTAGCCGCTTGTTGAGCAGGAACAGTCTCTGGTACTGCTGCCATTGGCGCGCCAGGTTGAGTTACAGGGCGCTGCCTTATTCTTTGCAGTGCCTGTCTTGCTATCGGCGTAGCCGCTTGTATTCCTTTTTGCAGCCCCAAACCAAAAGCGCCGCCAGCACCAGCCATGCCAACATTAGCAACATCAAACGTGCCACCAGTGCCAGCTTGCGTAGCTTCGATGGCTGCTTGAGTGCCTGCGCCAAAAGCAACAGCGCCAGGAATTGTTCTGCTTAATGCGGCCATAGGAGCGCGCGCTGGTGTGAATGCTGCAATGCCACCAAGCGCACGTGGGATGTCACCCATCGTGAAGCCTGGGGGTATGGCATATTCTTTTTGATCGACCGATGAGCGCATCAAGTAGTTTCCCTTGGCATCTTGACGAACTTGCACACCTGGAAAGTTTGCTTTTAGTATCTGAACGGTTTCTTTAGGATTCGACAACAACGTACCAAGCGCAGTCTTAAAGGATGCCACGCTCATTTGATTAAGCTCTGGCATTCCAGTCCATTCTGGCAGTGTTTGAGTTTCTGGCGTTGCTCTACGTGAGCCGGTAATCATTTCCCCAATTGATGCTATAAAACCGGGTTTTTGTTCTACTGGTTTTGTTATTGGCAAATCAGACTCAGGAACAGTCTGCCCTTTCAATTCATCCGGCAAATCAGATAATGGAACTGGCGTCATTTGTATACCCATCCACCATTTCTAAACACCATCGGTCGCCCTGATTTTGACACACCCTCTGCACCTTCACTTCCTGTTTTTGGTGCAAGCGGAACTGCTGGAGTTGCTGGCGGTATTTCTTCCGCTGTATAAAATATATTTGATGTATTTAACCCATAACCTTTTGCTATACGTTCAATTCCTTTTCTGACTTGTCCTTCTTGTTGTTGTGCTGTGCTATAAAGTTTATTTGCTTGTCCTTTGAATGATTTTCTTTGTGATTCTGAAAGTCTTTCGCCGCTCTTAACACGGTTATATAAATTACGCACTCGATCATCTACGCCAGCCGCATTTTGTGCGGTTGCAAATTCACCCTCACGAACAACAGAGCCAGGGTCTAGCATTTTCATGTAACCGAATATCAAAGACAAATCACCAACAGCACTATCCTCAGATGCCAATATGCGTGAATATGCAGATTTAACTTCTTGATAGCCTTTTGTTTGATCGCTGTATTCTTTTCTAAATTTTGTTTCTGCCTCAGGGCGTTTATCGGCAGGAATAATTCCTGATGATATTTGATCTGCCTCAGCTTGCGCGCGTGCCGCAGTCGCACCTGACGCTTTTGCCGCAGCATCTTGCGCTCGTCGCGCCGCTTTTGCTTGTTCTATTTGAGCTTCAGTTAATCCAATTTCTAATCCAAATTTATCCGGGGCATATTTTGCCTCTGCTTCTTTTGTGATTGCTTCAGCAGTCAATTTCCTAAGTTGAATAGGTGCTTCTTCGGCTTTTTGTTTTGTTTCTTGCGCTTTTGCGATATTGTCTAACGCTTCTTTAGCACCTGGTATAGGCGCAAGTAATAACGTGCCTACCTTGATAGCATCAGCCGGATTTTCACGCGTACGCGCTGCCAGTTGTTTGTAAAACTGTGCATTCTGTGGATTCTGTTCAGCCTCAGCGCGTTGTTCTAATAGCTCCGCTGCATATTCCGGTTTTCTTTCCAGCGCAGACATGACCTGCAAGCCAAAATTCAGACTGGCTTTGTTTTCAGACTCTGATATTTGCTTGACGTATGGTTCAAATGCTGCCTGTTGGTCTTTAGACAAAAAGCTCAGGAATGTGGAAGCATCCCGAATGGTAGGGTTGGGGTTAGTAAAAAAAGCCGTTCGTGCTTGATTGAATCGCTCTGCTTGTAACCTTTGCTGTTCTAGTTGCTGTTGTTGTTGTTGCGCCAATAGCTCGCGTTGTTGACGTGCTGCCTGTAATTCAGCAAGCGAAGCGCCAAACTTTACACCCTGCAAAGCAGACTCGAACGGGTCTTGTACCATGCTCCTGTAGTCATACGGTTGCATTTATAGACCTCCCCATCCGCCAGCCTCTGGAGCTGTCCAGTCAAACGTCGAAGGCGCGGGTTTGCTAAATGATTCAAACGGCGATTTTCCAGTCATACCATAGTAAGCACCGAATCCTTTACCAATCGTAGCGAATGGATTCGGCTGCGCCAAGGCTCCTCCTGCTAATGCCGCTCCTTGTTGCGCTAATAGGTTAGATACTTGAGTACCCATTGCCTGCCCAGCAGTACCTACTCCTACCGCTGATTGTTGGCCAAGTGAAGTAAGGCCGCCTAACCGTGCATATTGCCGATTTATTTCGTCCTGAAGCATGGCCGGCCTAAATTGAGCAAGTGCGCCTTGTATATTCCCGCCACGTAAACCGCCAGTCGCAGACGCTCTCTGTAGCATGGCTTCTTCGCCTTGCCTTACTTGAGCCTGGTATAGTGGTGAAGTTTCTAGTGCGGATATAGCGCGCTGTTGCGCATCAGAACCACCAAGGCCAAGCAAGGCTTGCTGTTGTTGTAAGGCAGGAGCGCCTGCCTCAACGTAAGGCTTTAGAAGTTCGCGGATAAAGTCAAATTGACGGCGCTGTTCGGCTATTCCTTGTTGAGATGCGCCAGCCTGTATATTTGCCGCATCCTCAGCCGAATCACCACCAATTAATTCGCTACCTATTCCTACAATTGCGCTTACCGGGTCAGGCATGGCTAAACTCCTTCAAATAATCTTCTAATTTTTCGCCATACATATTCATGACGTAATACGACAGGGTTTTGGCTTTTTCATGCCCATGGCAAAGCGTTACTACCATCATCACGACATCATAAAAACCTGCACGCCAAATAAACGAACGCGCATCAGCTTCGTTTTCTCTTTCGACATAATCTGAGGCTTGCCATTTCATGATGAGATTAGCCACCAAAGGCAATAACGATGAGGAATTGGCCTGAAAAAATGGATTAGAAAACATTCCTACCAGTGAATACCAGATTGCGTTGTCTAGATCTTGACGTTCAATCTGATCGCCATCCGCAACGTCATCCCAAACCTGAGTTACGTGCCAAAGCATACACAGCCAGTCAATGGCTGATTCTGGTAATAGTAGGTTTTTGAAATGTTGCTTGAGTATGCGCATATTATCCCCCGCGCTGCCGGTTGCGCATAACTCAGCGCTCACATTTTCGCAAGGTTTTACGCTTTCGTCAATCTTCATCATCTTCCCGCTCTTCCCACGCTTGGCATGATCTCAAGTCGTGGCAAATAAACTCGAACTTCTCGCAATAGCCTCTGAACCCTGCATTCACATCCCATTTATTTTGGGGTATGCGCTCCATCTTGACTTGGGTTATGGTGCTGTTGTCGTAATACTCGCAATTCGAGCATCGACGGCGACGCGCTTCTTTTTCGTCCACTTGCATGGCTTTTGCCAAACCAGACCAAAAGGATTTATTTGCTGTCGGGTCAATGCTTGGTTTTTCAGGTCCGAGCATCCAGTCGTCAATCACAATCTGAGTATTCTTTTTGTTTTCCGATGCGGTAATAAATTCCTCAGATTCAGGAAGTCCGCCCATTATGTTGAATTTAATCATAGCTTCCTCACGTGATTTCACGACCGCTTATACGAAGCGTCAGTGATGTTGCGTTGCTGGCGATAGTGCTTATAAATGCACTAGGGTCTAATGCTTGGCCAACTAGCTCAGGACATAGATAGGTTTCATCTGGTACTAAAGTCCGATTATCAATAATCAAATTGCTATTACTAGCACTACCGCCTGACTGCACCAGATTAACTGAAAACGTGCGATTAACGGTGTCCGTATTGGTTACTGTGGCTTTATCAATAATTGCTCGACAAGTCACCGCCGTATATTGAGTCGTTTGCGTCGCTTCCATTTGCTTAGGCGCGACTAATGTTTTCACTAAGACTGCCATTTAATCCCCCACTTTTGAAACCGTTAATATCACTGAAGGTATGGCAGGAACAACTGCTCCAGCCGCCTGAGCGGTAATCTGCACGGCTGTATCAGAAGCCGACCACATCAATTCTGAATAATCATTGGCTTTCAACTTATAGAAAAAATTCCACGCAGCAACCAGCTCCCCATCAGTGCTTTTTAGCCGTATTTGTGACGCGCTTTGAGCGACATTAACACCGTTGACTCTAAGCCAAATAAATGCAAGATGATTACCACCGTGTGTATTGTCAAATTGCGCTGAAAATTGTATGTTGTAAATTCCCTCAGTATCTACAATTACGCGCGAATTAGGTGAGCCAATATAAACACCAGACGATAAATCAGTCGTATTAAACGTCATCGCATAAGCGGTATTGATCAGAGCCGCTGTTTGTGTCGTGGTATCGTAAAAAGAACCATATCTGATGCGTTTATCAGGAACCGCGACAGGTTCCATGCTTAGGCCATCAACTTTAGTAGAAAGGTCACTAATCAAAGACAGAACCTGATTAGTTTTTGATTCCAACAATCCCAAACTTAGGTTTGTTTCTTCTTCAAATTTTGCGATTGTTGCAATAGCTTGCTGTGCTGTATTTAATGCAGAATCTGAGCCTAGATCTAAATTAGAAGTACTACCACCCGGCGCAATTTCTTCAACTGTATTAAACAATTGTTCGAACTGCTTAATCTGCTCTGGGTCTTTAAGAAAACTAGCCAGCTGATTACGGGTGAGTTTCAGATTCATATCAATACGCCAGCGGGGTGAGTTGCGCTTCTAATCGAAGAAAAGATAAATGCGCGTCAGAATCACCTCTAAATCTTTGAACACGCCAATTTCTCATATGTCCTTGCTGAAACCAACACAGTCTCTTATTTGTTCCAGTAGTTCCACAGTTTATAAATTTATCTTGGCTCCATGACTTGCCGTCTATAGAATAACTCGTGCTGATCTGTGGATTAGTGCCTAGCGCCACACTGCCAGTCAAAGCAATTAACTCTAACTGGTGAAATATACCGCCCCGGCTTTCGTTGTACATTATCGTCGTGCCAAATTCCCAGCGCACCTTTTGCCCCCAATTTGTCCCCACGTTATCCACAAGATAACCAACAGACGATGACTGAGGATCACCGACTAACCACTTATCGTATGCCCACACAAAATTTCTCGCGCGATACTGGCTAAATCCTGAAAGACTACTTGTCAGGGTAAACCAAACCTGCCCTAATTCAGCGGCTGCCGCGTCATAAACAACGGTTCTATCTGGCAGGTGAACATACAAATACTGATGATTCTTGTCGTTTCTGGTTTCAAGTTTGCACAATGATAGCTGACCTTCCGTATAAGTCAGCAACAGTTTATCTATTTCCTGAGTGCTAATCTTTTTGGTTTGTCCATTTGCTGCCAAATAAATACCTGGCGCTTCATTGCGTCCGCTACCTAAAAACGCCACTGCTTCGATATAAACGCAACAGGTATGAGTGCCAATGGAGCCTTTGGCTATGTGCGCACCTTCTATCCTAGAGAATGGGAAAAACTCACCACCAACGTTATCAAATACTTCTATGGTGTGACGGTTAAGTGCATATATTTCGTTTCTTAACTCTAGTAATGCTTTTACTGGGTCAGGGTCTAATTCAGACGAGCCATACTTCAAAGGATTTACTTGTGCCGGGTCGCTGAGTTCCGTTACCACTAAATTAGCGCCGTCCGTGGTCATGAAGTAACCATCAATCCAGCACACATCTAAAACTGTGCCCAAGTCTGAGTCAGTCACTTGGCTTAATACTGAGCCATTCCAATAGAAAAGATTTCCACCGGATGCTATAGCTAGTCTGTCAAAACTATAATCCATTGAGACAAGTTCACTACCGCCCACATCGCCAAGGGTTGTGACCGTTCCATCACTGTCCACTCTTACTAACTTCGTTCCCATGACGCGATAACAAACGCCATCCCACTCTATACCGCCGCGGTCTGTACCTGTTCCTGTTCCATTGCTTACGATACCTTCAGCGGGTTTTAGAAAGCCAGCGCTTATGCCTGTTTTTGCAGGAACAGGAATAAGATTGACCGGGTACGATGTACGTAACTCAGGTGTGTTGTCAGTGTAGATACCGCTTAGAATAGGTATTTGCATGACTTACCATTTGACTTTATTTGCCCACCATGCCGCGCTCATTTTTCCTTTTGAGATGTTTTGAGCGTGCCGCGCTTTGAATGATTCCCTGCGTGCTTTATCTGACTTTGATTCATCTTCTTTTTTTTGTGAACCTGTAACGCCTTGTTGGCCGAATCTAATCGTTTTTACCTGATCGCCTTGCTTTGCAACAACCACATGAGACTTGGTTGGATGTGATGGAGTGCGCTTCGGTTTATTGTAGCCAGCCACGCCAACACGAGCAAGACGAGCATCCTTCATGCCGACACTACCTTCATTACAGCAAAACGTATGACAATTGCTTCAGATAATGAACCAGCAGTGCCGTTGCGCACACTAATCGAGGCTGAACCAGCGCCACATTGGGGATTAAACGTATATGCTCCCGCCGTACCTCCAGAAATATGGTTCAGTATCAAAATATCCCCAGCCTCAATAGTTGAGTTTGTCAGAGTGAAAGATACTGTGGTGTTAGCTGCCAATGCAGCGCCGTCCATAGTAATGGAGCCGCATTGCTTGTTTAAGGTTACAGACGTTGCCTTACCAGATCCAGCGCCTTGAGTAACTGTCCCACCAGCTCCAGTGTCATAGCCTTGCTTCCCTGTGCCATTGACTAGTTGGCTTCCAGAAGTGGCCAGACTCGTTCCGGTAGCGACACCCAATACAGGAGTCACTAGAGTGGGCGATGTAGCAAACACCAGCGCGCCACTTCCAGTATCACCAGTGACAGCCGTTGCGAGGTTTGCCGATGTGGGGTTAGTCAGAAAGTCTTGAATAGCCGCGCTATATGGCGCAGAGTCAGTCGTTAGCGCATACCAAGAGTTTGTGGCTTGATAAAATCTTAAGCGTACTGCAGCGCCTGCGCGAAGGGTAGTCACAGAACCATTAACAGCCGTTGCGCCATTCAATGAAAAGGAAAATGAAGTAATGGCTTGCGTTGTCGTCACCAATACCTCAGCACCATCAGCAGTTGACGTATTCAGTGGTAAGGTAATCGAACCACTGGCCAAAGTTCCAGCGGGTTGTAAAAGAATCCATTGCTGTTCAGATACCGGAGTTGGCACGGGAATACTGAAACCAGTACTTGGAACATACAAATTCACCGCCATCGTTGGGCTGGCAAAGTTTTGCTGAAAGTAGGCAAGTAGTGAGGATACTGACAAGCGCCTTGCATCGCCATTATTCGGACTGTAAACAGGTATTTGATCGCCAGATGATGCACTGTTTAGCAAGGGTAGTTGATTGATTGCTGCCATAATGTCCTCAGTATTCTAAATAGCCGTCTTGGCCTGTCTGTATCTTGTCTTCCGGCGCTTCCAGGAATGGAAAGTCAATGCCGCCCCATGTTCTATTTCCAGCGCCGCTAGGCATCATGCCGCTAATCTGTTGTTCAGCAGGCATTACAGCTCGACCTAATAACGTTGTGTACCCACTTCGTGCGCTTGCCTTTGTGTCAGAAGATACAATTCGCCCATACCCCGGAGCTATCTTAATTGCCAGATTAGTGATGATCGCTTCATTAGCAACATCGGGAACTTGGCTTTCTTCATCCAAGTCGCTAGATTGTGGACTAGATGGTATTGGATAACCAACCCTGATACCCTTGCCGTTCCAATCGGCCATCATGGTATCTAAGCGCCTTAATGCTGACTGCAATTGCTCTGGCTGTAAATCAAAAACGTAGTTGGCCATGCCTATTTCATCAAAGGCGGCCTCAACAAATTGGCGCTTGGTGTAGCCCATTAAATACCAGCCTCGCCCGGCTCTATACGCAGACTAGGCGTTCCAGCTGCGGCAATATGTGCTAGGGTGTCGTGATCCATGTTTTTTTGAATCACAATAACTTGGCCTGGTCTCAACATTACATCAGCGGTAGTCGCCGTGCTTGCACCCACAGAAGTCAGAACGTGAATAGTGTTTGTGCTGTCTAGGTTTTGTAAACGTAAACATTTATTACCAGCGCCAATCGTTACCGTTCCCGAAGTAACCGAAGTCGATACCGTTTGACCAGCGCCATAACGTGCCATGAATGGACCGATAATCATGATTTCCCCTTGATAGCCTCTTCAATTGCAGACATTAGCTTCTTATCTGACCAGCGCCCATCTACTTTGATTCCTAACTCATCAGCCTTTTGAAGCATTTCATCACGAGTTGGTTGATCGTTAATTAGTGCGTTTGTTTCTTCTTTTAGGCCTTCGTTTAGACCAAGTGCTGTCAAAAAATCAACGTCCCAGCCGTTTGCTTTTTCGGCTTCATAATCTTCCGGGTCTATTACTTTGCTGTCATAAGTCAGACCAGCTGGGGCAAAATGCGCACCGCCTTTTTTGTAAACGATAAAATCGCTCATTTCATTTTCTTTCCGGCTTTCTTAGCCGCTTTGCGCGCAGTCGATAAAGCAATAGCTACCGCTTGCTTTTGTGGCTTGCCTGCTTTCATTTCGGCTGTAATGTTCTTGCTGACCGTCTTTTGACTGTAACCTTGCTTGAGTGGCATAAATCCTCCTAAAAGATGGGAGGCCGAAGCCTCCCATTTATTACGCGATACGGTACGTCACAAAGGTATTAGCAGCCGTTTTCCGGGTACGGAAGCGAGCCGCGTTACCAGACGCAGCACCAGTGGCAGCGCCACCAACAATCGTATGACCAGTATTAGCTGTCACGGTCAAAGCGAAAGCCGCCAGTGTTATCAGAGTCCAGTCCACCGAATCGTTTACCAAAAATTCAGAGGCTAGGTCTAAGTTAGCACCAGTAGGCAGTTGGATGTTGCGTCCTGCCGTCGGAGTTGCTGTAACGATACCAGACAATAAGTCAGCGGCAGAAAATGCCATTGAACCACCATCAGCAATAACGACTGGCGTTACTTGTTGCTGTACATTAAGACGCCCTTGGGTAACAACAGGGGCAGTGCCAACTTCATAATACACAGGCTGACCACCAGTGGATTCAATAACGATGGTCGCGCCAGACGCATAAGCGCCGAATACGGTTTGACCGTTCGTTACCGTACCCAGCAAAGTGGTCTGGTCGGGATAGTTGGGAAAGCCAAGACGGAGCGAAACTTGCGCTTGGCCTTGGGTATAAACGGCAATGCTCTCGGTCGCCGGAACCGTTACGGTAACAATACCGTTTGGAGCTAAGATATTAGACATGGTTTAATCCTCTCTATTACGTTTGCGAGAACATGATAATGCCGGTCATTTCTGGATGTTTATTGACCACGCCATACAAAGTATCGACACGATATTTAGTCTTCATCGTATTGATGTCGTATTGTTTGGTCATCACCAACTCAATGCCTTGATCTGTAGAAGCACGCATTACAGCAGCACCAGCATCGGCAGGCACAGCATAACGACCTGGCAGAATTTCCAGAGCATCTTTTTGCCAGAACGGGTTCATATTACCAGCAGCGGTATTCAAGAAAACGATAGGCGCGGTACTTGCGGTAGCTGATACAACGACGTTTTGATACTGAGCCTCAGCATCGGAGCCGCCTTGGTTAGAGATGATTGGAGGGCTAACAACCATCTGAGTGCTATTCAGCACGCTAATAACGCGGAAAGTTTTCAGGGTTCCGGTGTTGGCTTTGGTAATGTGATGAGCAGCAAACACGTTGGCAATAGTAAACGCATCACCAGCCGCCACGTTAGTGGTAGAGGAAATGGTAATGGTCTGGAAACGGTTATCGACGTTTGCAGTTTCGCCAGTGGTTGCTACGCTAGTAGCACGGGGCACATAGAAGTTATTTGCTGATGCACGGGTATCAACCGTCAAACCAGCCCCACCCAATTGAGCCGCTTTACGAAGTGCGTAGTCAAGTTTGAAGGTTTCAAACGAAGCTACACGGCCAACATAAGCGCGACGGTAGGCGGTATCGGTCACTTCATTACCAAACGAACGGGAAGCCTTAGACAAATCAGAAGCCATGCCGTTGTAGTCACGGGTTGACAATGCCAGATAACGATCTTCAAACATAATGCCGCGTTCGTTCATTACCGCTTCGATTTCAGCCACATCATCAAAACCAGAGGCAGCACCAGTACGCTTAACAAACAAAGTGCCTTGAAGGGCAGCAACGTTCATAATGGCGACGTTAATATCTGATGCAAGTTTCTGTTTAGCTGCATCGCCCAGACGACCTTCTTGCAAGCTATCACGTAGCTCGGTAGCAGTCATAACCCAAGGAACTGAACGACCGAAGCCAATAGTGGCGGGCACACTCAATTGAGTGTAGTCGTCGAAGTTTGCAGTCATGTCAGTGCCAGAATACGAAGTGGCAATGTACGGCTGGGGACGCCAAATAATGTTATTGGTGCGCTCCATCATGCTTTGATCGGTGTTGTAAATGTTTACATTGCGCGACAACACCAGTGCGTCTTGGAAACCTTCGAGAAGGTTCTCAAACGCTACGCGCTCTTCTTTCGAGAAACTATTTGCCATGATTGGCTCCTAAAAAATGAGTGACTATTGCGGATAATCCGCGCCTGTTTACTCACCAATAGAGCCGGTGGCCGCTAAACTGTCTGCCATTTATGGCTGGCGATACCTTTTCCTGATTGTAAAACTACGTCAATCTTTTTGCAAGCCTGTAGTGACAGACTGCTACGCAGACTGACACTCAGGCCAAATGGCGCATCACTACGTCATGCGCTTTTCTTTTTTAACTGTGCTTTGTACCGCATAACTTTGGTTAAATCACCAGTTCTCGCCGCTTCCTCACGAAGGCGATCAAGTGTTGAATCTACCGAGCCGGAAACCCGGCCAGTTCCTTGAACAGTTCGCTCAGGTGGGGGTATTGTTTTTTTGTTGACCACTTTTAATTCCTTTTCAAGTTTGGCAATGGCAAAAGCAAATTTAACCGGGTCACTTATCCTACTTAATTCCTGCGCTTTTTTCGGATTCTTGCCCAAAGCATAAACCACTAGAGCAGGATTATCCGCGCCCTGAATAATCACGCCTTGTTGCGTAACATTGAATAATTCCTGAGCCATGAACTCAGCATCATCATAATCTTTGACTTTTAGCTCGTTCTTGGCTTTAGTGTATGAATCCAGCTTGTTTTGCCAGTCCCTTACTTGATTATCTTCGGACTGCCTGATTTTTTCCTGTTCGATGTCGTGAATTCGTTTCTTTTCGTACCATTTGTCGAGTTCAGCATCAAACTTCTCAGCATCGTAGTCAAAGTCCTCAAGTTTTGGCTTTTGTGCCAGCTTTACTTTTGGCGCGGATTGATTGATCTGTGACTCTAGCTCACGGATGCGACGCTCTTTCTCTCTGTTTGCCTTGCGCAGCTCACGAACCCAGTCAGGCGCTCTTGCTTCCTCTTCTTGAGGCGCTTCGTCACCAATTGTAATTGTGACTTCCTCTGTTGGTTCCTCTTGCTGTTCTTCGGCTTGCTCTTCCTGCGCTTCTTCTATCTGCGCCTCTTCTTGCTCAGTCTCTTGCTGGATTTCTTGCTCGACTTCCATAATTTCCTCTATTCTCACTCATAGGCTGAGTGGTTGCCGTTAGTGAACCGTTATCCCAATAGTGCTCAACAAAACACGCGTTTCATATTCCTCAAGTTGTAAGTATGCCTCGATAATTTCCACCTCCTCTTGCAAGATTGATTTTAATTCAGCCGCTGCAAGTGTCAATTCTTTTTCTTTTTCAGCCTGTATAGAGTCAGTTACCTTGCGTTTCTATTGGTGGAAGTATTTGTTGTTGAACAGGTTCAATTTTTGGCGCTTCATTGTATTCAAATTGACCTTGTTCAGCATCGCTCAACGTTTTAACCGTTTGGGCACGCTTCAACTCAGCAGATGCAATAGTTTCTACCGTATCAGCCCTAGCTTTAGCAGCTTTAGCCACAGCCTCTTCAGCAGCGGCCTGCAAGAATATCGCGTTCGGGTCTTGGGGTTTGCCCTGTAGCTCAATCATCATAGCTTGGGCTTCTTCTTCGGTCGGTTCAATAGCGCCGATTTTTACCAGACGCTTACGGAAAAAGCCTTGCAGTTCGCCGATTCCTTCGCCTTCCATATTCATCATGGCAGCGCTTTGTAAGACTTGCTGTGTTTCTGGGTCTGATGTAATGGCCAGCATTCCCGTGAGAGCACGTACAGTGGCGGCCTTTTGGCTTGAGCTCGAAGGTCCGACATCAACAGTCACATCATAGTTAGCCTTTGATATGTCATTTTCATAGACCATTTCGCCTTGCTCGTTGATGCTCGGCTTTAACATTTCGATAGTAGCCGTTTCTTTTGATGCTGTGACTACTTTCATTTTTTTGCGTTCGGCTGAGTATATGTCTTTTGCCATAGACAGCCAGACTTGTCCGCATCGCCTCATTGCCTTGGCAAAGTTGCTCATGTAAATAAATGCTTGCATATCTAGGCGCTGTTGTATCATTTCAACAGCCTTGCCTGAGATATTCGACACCATCTTGTCGGCCTGTTGTGGCGAACCCAATACGTCCTGCATGTCAGTTTCAGTTACTTGCAACAAAGCCGCCATGGCCGGTGGTATTTGTGGGCTTCGTGTATATCCAACAGGAGGAGCGGCGGTCTCGTTGCCGTTCATGTCCTTAATTGGATTGATGAGCAGATATGGGTAAGACTTAATGTTGTCTTCTTGCCACATCACCGTATGACCAGCCACCTGTTCAGGTGTGAGAATGGGCTTTTCTACTGAGCTGGCTGCGCTAATCTCGGCCAGTTTTGATAGCTGCATATTTTTGATACGTTGCGCATCCTTGGCTAAACGCACATGACCCATGCAGCGCTCAACGTTATCAATAAACCATCTTTTGCCATAGACCGGAATAATCGGGATGTTTTTACCTGCAATATAGCCGAAGTCTTCCAATACTTTACCGCCACTTAGCAGGTACTTTCTTACCTTTTTGGTTTTGAATCGCTTGCGCCTTACTTCAATTGAGCCAACTGCTTCAAGATTAGACAATAGCTGTTCGTCGGCGTCAAAGTCTGACTGTGTGTAGCGCTCTTCCTCGCCGATTGCATTTCGATAGAAGATAGCGACTTCCGACTTTTCCTCGACGCGGTAATACTCGGCGACATACACTACGTCCGGGGTTTCCCAGTCAAATTCAAGCTGTGTAATATCTTTTGCCCATGTTGCCGGGTCGTCTCCCCACGTGTTTTTATAGGCTTCGCGCTCAATTGCTGTAATAACAAAACAATGCTTTGCGTCGCTCTTGTCTTGTCTTTTTGCTTCCAAGTCAAAGAATACAGACGAATCTGCATCAAATATCGGTTCTATTCTAATGCGCTGACTGTCATCGTCTGGGTCTTCTTCATTTTCGTATTCTGTTCGTATCCGCCATGCACCAAAACCACCAGATACAGCCTCTTCGAATGCGTTATCGTAGGCCTCATCAGCTGTACTATCTTGCTCATCAGCGCGATACAGTCCATCAAGCATATCGGCTGTTTTCTTTTCTGTGTCGCCGTCTTTGCTGATAAAGTCAACCGTTATTCGATTGTTTCGGTATTCATTAATGATACGAATCACCGACAAGTGGATTTTATTGACCTCAAATTTTGGTTTGTTAGCGTAAACCTCAGCCAGATTTCCTTCCCATTGCGCACCAGCAATAGAATAGAATCGACGGTCTTGCAAGCATTGTAAGCGCTCGCTTCTTAGTGCTGATTGAATGGTGCTGAATTCAGTAAGCGCCTGAGCGTGTATTTCAGTCAGTCGCTGTTCGGTGGATTTACGTGCCATGCTTGCCCCTGTTTGCCGGATTTTCTACCATTTAGAGATAATTGGCAAGGGAATAACTGTTTGCGGTTTAACCGTTTGCGCTCGTCTTGCCCCTTCGCAAGCATACCTTAGAGAATCAATGACGTGGTTTTTCTTGTCCTCTAGTATGGGCAAGATTTTACCAGTCATCGGGTCAGTCTTATATGAGTACATTGTCAGCTCATCAATAGTATGAGTGCAACGCGGATGAACAATAATATCGTAAGACTTGAGCCACTCTATCCCTTCTTCGACTGACTTTGCGCCTTTTACGGCAGGCATAATCTTAGGAAATCCGTTTTTCCTCATGTGCGCAATTGTTTCAGGGCGTGAAGAATCGGCGGTAATCGGCCATTTTTCGGATTCTGGCACTGTCATAAATAGGTCAGGCGTATTAACAATCTCACAGCCGACCATATACGCCTCATAGTCAATGTATAGCTTGCGTCCAATAATATGGCAGCGCACAAGTACAGTCGGGTCTACAGCATAGCCCCAATCAGCGCCCAGCCTGTGAATTGCATCGGCTGGCGCGTCAAATTCCTCAACCATCCAATTCTTAAACACACGAGTAGAACTATTCTTGACGTACTGACCACGCCAAACGTGCGCGTATTTGTCCGGGTCTCTGTCTCTGTCATACTCCATTTCATCTCGTAATACATCCGGGAACCATGGATTGTCGTCAAAGTTGACCTCGACAATAACCGAGCCTGGCGGTACTTTGTCGCCTCTTAGCAACACATCTACCGGGTCAGTGGCTTCGCTAGGGTTCCAAGTAAACCACAGTTCAGAGCCTGGCTTTCTGATTGTCGGTCTTAGTAAATCTAGGCTTCGCTGGCTTAGACTTTGAGCTTCTTCCACCCATGCCCTGTCGTATCCTTCCAGAGATTTGATTGAATCAGCCGTGTGATTCTGCATCCCCTGAAAGATTATCAAGCCATCACCTTTTTTAGCTTTGATGACAGATTCTTGTATTTCAAAATAAGCGCCTGCATTCATCGACTCAATCTTGAGTTCTAATAGGCGTTTGACGGATTGGTTTAATGATTTTTGGATTTCACGGACACATACGCTTCTACTGTTTTGGTCTAGGATGTGTTCCTCAATCATCATTTCAGCGAATGCGTGAGACTTTCCCGAACCGCGTCCACCGTGCGCTCCCTTATATCGAGCAGGCTGTAATAATGGAGCCGCCCATTTGGGAGTTTCAATCTTTAGCGTTGTCAATGATTACACGCTCGATTTTCATGATCGCCTGCAATGGGTTGTCTGAATTACCCACATGCTCAGTCCTTGCCAACTTAGGCGCGGCAAACTCAGCCAGCTTTGCGAGTAAATCTAAGGCTTTGCCGGGGTCAGGCTTAATTTCTCTTTCTAAATCACCCTCTGCCACTATTGTTAGCCACTTGGCAACATTATCTGCGTTGCCCTC